GTGCACCAAGAAGTGCACCAAGAAGTGCACCAAGAAGTGCACCAAGAAGTGCACCCTAATAAGAAGAGTCTAAAAGAAGAGTCTAAAAGAATAAAAGAAGAGACTAAAAGACAGACTAAGGAAGACAGAATTTATAATTCTCTTTTGTCTAAAGGATTAGAAGACTATTACTCAGAAACATATGAGAAATGTGAAGTATATGGTTTCGATAGAATCAAGAACCTAAAAGCGTTCTGTATCGCAGTTGCTGAAGAGTTAGCAGCTAAAAATAAACCTGTACCGATAACAAAAAGAAAGAAACTGCAAAAAAAAGCAACTAAAGAAGAAATAGAAGAAGTAAGAAAGATGATGGAAACACTAGGAGGAGATTTATAACATGACAAATTTTGAATTTTATGCAAATGAAATTAAATCCAGAGGTTTCAATTTTGCGGTAGATAAATCAAACGGTGAATTATTCTGCTGTAAGGAAGAAGGCTCATGCAATAAATGTGTATTTTGCCCTGATACAAAGGGATTGATAGATAAAAGAGCTAAATTCGTGTGTTCAAAAATCGATATCGTTAGATGGCTGTATACAAAGCACAAGATAAAAATGAATGCTCTGGAATACGGTTTACTTGAATATATGCTATCTGAAGGATATGAATGGGTATCACGTGATGATGATTTCACAATCGCGTTTTTCACATTAAAGCCAATTGAAAAGGAAGGTACTTGGTTCTCTCCTGAGGGCGGATTTGATGAACCACTCAATTGTGTTCCTCTTTGTGAGAAGTTATTTGAATTCTTAAGAGAAGACGAATTATTTAGCATTGGAGAATTACTTAAAACGGCGGAGGTGGTTGAAGATGCTGAAGAATAAAGAAGAAAGAACCTCATTTTTAAGAAATGAGAAGAACTGGGAAGTTGAGTATTTAACACCTGATATTAAAATGCTGACTTTAAAATTAACACCTAAACTATATGTCAGAAAAATTCAAGTGATGGGTTTTAATAAATATTTTAAAAAAAGTGGATGGTATACGCAGTTTACTAAGTTCTTTTATCCTGATGATCTATATTACAGTCCTAATACTTCAGATACAGAATTATTGCACTATTTAACTGCGCATAAAAATGATGATTACATTGAAGACTTAGAAGTAAAAGGAGTGGGTTAAATAATCATGCTAAAGAATTATGAAGAAATTGAACAGTTTATTAAAGATGATAGTAACTGGGAAACAGAATGCTTAAGTAAAGATTTAAAAGTTCTGACGCTAAAGTTAAGTGATGACTTTTTTGTAAAAAAAATTAAGGTATTACGTTTCGATGATTATTTAAACGAATTGAGATGGCGCGAAGTATGTTCAGAGTTTTATATTTTATGGAAAAGTTATTGGGTTTGGGGAGGCAATTTCAATGACTATGATTTGAAATCATATATAAGACAACACAATCATGATAGATATATCAAAGACTTTAAATTGAAAGGAGACGAGTAAATGGATCCACAAGAATTACATAATATGCTTGGTGCTCTTGTATCAAATTGTCCGAAACTTGAAAAGGTATGCGAGACATGGGGCGAACAGCATATGCTCACTGTCGCAATGGAAGAAAATGCAGAACTTATACAAGCAATATCAAAAATCAAACGTAATGGATTTGACCCAATCAATGCTTCACATTTGGATGAAGAGACTGCAGATGTATTGATATGTATCTGTGAGTTATTTGTGATGGGATATCTAGATGTCCATGAAATTGCTAAAATCATAGAAAGAAAAGTAGAAAGATCCATGAGAAGAACTCAGGATTATATATACGAATTACAAGAGGAGGCTAGCTGCAATGGTGAATTTTAGTGCCGAAAAAGTACAGGAAATTGTAGAAGAAAAGGATGCTGAATATAAGAAGCTAGAAGAAGAGTATTCATATTTGAAAGAAGAATATGGAGAACTTGAAGAAGTATGCCAAGAATTGAAAAAAGACAAAAAAACTTTAATGAAAGCGAATGCTACTGTATTGAACTTCTACAGAGAAGATTGTGGGAAAATGGATGATCTTCAGAAGTTGAATAATAAACTTGTTAAAAGCTGTAAAAAGGCTAACAGGGATTTCTTTATCTTAGCAGCAGCTTATGTTGCTACACTAGTGCTAATGATTTACTTATTTATCAGATAGGAGTGATACAAATGATTCTATTACAGTTAGTTAAATATGCGTTTCTTCTGATTCTTTTTGTTGTGCTAGCCTTAGCGCTAGTGATTGGAGTATTTATCCTATTAGCAGTCTTCTTCTCTACGCTTTCAGCATTTAGAGAAGAACTTAGAAAAGATAAGGAGCGCAATAACTTATGACAAGAAAAGACAAGGAGGAACACTATTAATGCTTAATCGTGTCGCATTGGTCGGAAGACTTACAAGAGACCCTGAACTAAGAAGAACAGGGAGTGGGAAGGCAGTCACTTCTTTCAATCTAGCAGTAGAAAGAAACTTCAAGAGTGATGATCAGGAAGCTGATTTCATTAACTGCGTATGCTGGGGGAAGATTGCAGAAAACACAGAGCGTTACTGTTCTAAAGGTTCGATGGTTTCAGTAGATGGAAGAATCCAAACAAGAAACTATGAGAACAATCAAGGCCAAAAGGTATATGTCACTGAGGTGATTGCTGACTCTGTTCAGTTTATTCAGACAAACAGAAATAACAATACAGCTACTGCAGCACAAGCACCTGTAAATAATTATGTGCCTAATGAACCAATTCAGCAGTTCGAGGATGAAGGCTTGGTTATGGAAGAGGATGACATTCAATTCTAATGATCAATAGTAAATACAAGGCTAAGAAGGCAGTTGTTGACGGCATTGTCTTCGATAGTCGAAAAGAAGCAAAGAGATATACAGAACTCAAGAAACTTGAAGAGATGGGAAGCATTAGAGACCTGTCTCTTCAGGTTCAGTTTGAACTTATACCGTCATTTGAGATTGTAATTGATGGAAAGAAGAGGAAAAGAAGACCAATCACATACGTGGCCGACTTCGTCTATTACAGAGATGATGAAAAGGTAATAGAAGATGTCAAAGGTCTCAGAACTCCTGTTTATAACATCAAGAAGAAGTTATTTGAATATCGTTATCATGAGACAATCAGGGAGGTATAGAAGTGGCTAGATTGGTTGAAGTATGGGACTACTTTAGAGCGCCTATGAGCGAGAATGACATGATAAGAATGCGCAGAACGTTCAGCATCATCAATTTAGATAAATGCACCTATGAATTCCGTTTGCCTTCCAGATGGCCAGATGGTGGACTGTGTGCAATCATTTTCTATTACAAGAAGAAGATGATCCACAAGGAAGAGTACAGCAATATTAGTCTAGCGAAGGCAAGACTTGACTGGCTTTCAACGTTTGTTCCTAAAAAGGAAGAAGGGGAACTTGAATACAAGGGAATGCCGATTGATGCTGATGATATTATTGCAGTTCTTAATCATACAAGCTTTAGTGATAGAACCATAAGCATTGTTACATCAAGAATAAGAATCAATGACAGAGTGCAGCGCAAGAGTTGCTACACGGTTCTTGAAGAGATTCAAAAGAAGTTCATTAGATAACAAACAGGGCATTAAGTTCTTTATTATTTAGATTTTATATACTAACAGAAAATTTATTAGGACCCTCATACTTAATAGATTCTTTTTCTAAAAGCAAGATCCTCTCATGGACTTGATGCCCTAACATATTCTTAAAACAAACAAACAACAGCAGTGTCATGGCTTTGCTTCCATCTCTTCACCTTACTTTGCAAATTGAATAAGAGTAAGAAGCGTTAATTTTGCTATCCAACTAAAAAAGCTATGATGTTGCTGGGAGAAGAGAAGACACAAATTGAAAACCAATAGGAAGAGTAAAGGACTGTTTTCTTCTTCTCCAGAAAGGAGGTTAAATGGGAAACTTTGTTTTATATCGTAACGGAAAAAGAACTGATATAACTGGATCAATAGAAAAGATAAGTCAGTATGTTGATGCTACTCAATTAGCTCTAAAACATAGATGGCAACGTATATATAAGCATGAAAGTGTATTTTCAAATGAAATACCTATTAAAATAGGGAGTGCATACGATAATGAGGAATATATGGCAAATGTATTTGCTCATAGAAAAGTACACAAGAAAGAAAAGAAAAGAGCAAGCTATGAAGATAGGCAGTTCTATGTTGTCTATGACATGAATGACAATGTAATTGTTGCAGGCACTGCTGAAGAATGCGCTAATAGGCTATCCATTGGATTAGCTAGTTTCTACTGCAAGGCAAGCAATCAGCACAGCGATAAATACAATGCAAGGCATCCTAGCACTGCCCCAAGAAAATATTATGTATATACTTTAAAAGATAAGGAGGAGTGAAATTAAATTGCTTTTTATTTTATTTGTACTGGTGATAGTGATTTATTTATTTTTTATTTTTGAGTAATCAGGAGGTAACGTATGACAGCCGAAGAAGTCAGAACATATTTAAAATCATATAGAAATCTTAAAGACAAAGCAGACTATCTACAGAATAAGTTAATCAATGTTAAGGCCATCTCATATAGAGACAGTCCAACAGGTTCATATTCAGAGCCCAAGACTCAGAACGATTACATCATGATGAAGGATAGGTGTTTAGAAGAAATGGCTCTCATACGTCAAAATATAGATAAACTTGATGATATCAATCATAGGGATGTACTCTTTTATCGATACATCGAATCAATGAGCATCTATGATACTGCCGACATGCTGCATGTATCGCAGAGAACAGCAGAGAAGTACATACATGATGCAATTGAAAAGATGATTGTTATTCTAGATTAGCGTGAATACACGGTTATAAACGTTAAACGGCGCAACATTGCGCATTTAAATGTTATATAATGGTAAAAAGAGGTAAATTAAGCAGAGAGGCATAATAAAGCCTCTTTTTTTATTACTTGATGAGAAAGGGGTGCGACTATGACAGAAAAGCAGAAACTATTTTGTGATGAGTATCTAAAAGATACTAATGCTACAAGAGCATATCTAACAGTCTATGCCAATTGTAAAAGTGCCACCAGTGCAGCACCTCTTGCTTCAAAGCTTTTAAAAAAAGAAGAGATACAAAAATATATCTCTGAAAAGATGGAAGAAATTCATAATGAGAATACTGCCGACATTCAGGAGATAGTTGAATATCTAACATCTGTCATGCGCGCTAAATCGGAATCATATGTAATGATCATGAACGGTAACGGTACACAAAAGGTCATTCAGAAGCCTCCAGATGAGAAAGAAAGGCTTAAAGCTGCTGAATTATTAGGCAAGCGTTTTGGTATGTTTACGGAAAATGTGGATGTTACTTCAAATGGGCAGACAGTGATTGTAGATGATATAGATGAATAAAGTTAGTTTGAAATCTACCATTGGTCCGGCTTTCTATGAAGTTCATAAGCATGTAAAAAACAATGACTACACGCATTATTGGCTAAAAGGTGGGCGTGGCTCTTTAAAATCTTCTTTTATCGGTGTTGAGATACCTTTAGGCATTATGAGAGATGCACAAAAAGGACTGATGAGCAATGCAGTTGTTATCAGACGTGTCAAAGATACTCTAAGAGGCTCTGTTTATGAACAGATAAAATGGGCTATCTATATGCTGAATGCTCAGGATGATTGGGATATACCAGAATCTAAGTTGCAGATGACATACAAGCCAACAGGGCAGGTTATTCTTTTTAAAGGTGCTGATAATCCTAAGAAGCTAAAATCAACAAAGGTCTTTGTAGGATATATCAAGTATGTCTGGTTTGAAGAATGCGACGAGTTCGAAAGCTATGACAAGATAACCAATATCAATCAGTCATTGCTTCGTGGTGGTCCTGAGTATTGTGTATTCTATTCATTTAACCCACCCGAATCGCAAAGAAATTGGTGCAACAGGCAAGTTCTAGTGAAAAGGGATGATACATATGTATCGCATACAACCTACTTACAGGCGCCACCTGAGTGGCTTGGAGAGCAGTTTCTTATTGAAGCCGAGCATATGAAAAAAGTAAATCCTGCCAAATATGATCATGATTATATGGGTGAGGTTACGGGTACTGGCGGAGAAGTATTTACCAATCTATCTATAAGAGAGATAACCGACAATGAAATACAGGTATTTGACAGATTAAAAAACGGATTGGACTTTGGTTATGCTGGTGATCCACTGGCATATGTAAAGATGCATTTTGATAAGACGCGTAGACGTCTTTTTATTTTTGGTGAGGTTTACGGCACACGTCTTTCAAATGAGAAAGCAGTAAGGATGATCAAGAAGCTCAATCCATTGAATAAACTAGTGACATGTGATAGTGCAGAACCTCGTACAATCAATGAATTCAAATTATTAGGACTAAGAGTGAAGGGTGCTAAGAAAGGACCTGACAGTGTGGAAAATGGAATCAAATGGCTTCAGGACCTTGAACAGATAATCATTGATCCTATCAGATGTCCTAATACCGCAAGAGAGTTCAATAATTATGAAATTGAAAAAGATAAGGAAGGAAATCTAAAAGGTGAATTTCCGGATAAGAACAACCATTCAATAGATGCTGCACGATATGGATGTGAGACAGACATAATTGCATCAAAAGCACGTGCAGGAAAGAACAGAAGCAAATATGTCTGATATAGGAGGAACATTAGATGTATATATTTACTATCGATGCAGAAAGATATGATGAGTCATCACTTAATATCGTACAGATAGAAAGTCTGATTAATAAGCATAGGAATATCATAGGAAAAATCAAAAAAAATAAAAGATACTATGAAGGAGAGCATGACATAAAAAGAAGGCAGAAAAAATATAAGGGTTCTGCGAACAACAAAGTAATATGCAATCATGCTAAGGACATTTCCGATACCGCTACTGGATACTTCATGAATTCTCCAATATCCTATAACACTTATGATGGTGATGATGAAACATTGCTAGATAAACTAACAGATGCTTTTGATAATGCAGATGTTGATGATGCTGATTCGGATAATGCACATGATATGAGTGTCTGTGGTGTTGCGTATGAATATGTTTATATCAAACAGGATACTACGGATATTGCTGTTAGAAACATTGAAGCAGATCATACATTTCTTGTTTATGATGACACAATTGAACAGAATCTTCTTTTTGGTGTTTATTACTACAGATTTAAAGATGCAATCACTGATCAGTATTGCTATCGTGCAACAGTGGTAACAAAAAATTATAGATATACGATGATTATAGATTGCTCTAGTCATAAGCATAGGATGATTGAAGAAATGGTTCCTCATTATTTCGGGGATGTTCCAATAATCGAATACAGAAACAATAAACTATGCATAGGTGATTTTGAACAGCAGATATCTTTGATAGATGCCTATAACAAATTAATGAGTGATCGTGTCAATGATAAAGAACAGTTCGTTGAGGCTCTGCTAGTTGTCTACGGTTCTCTGATGGGTGACGATAATGAAGAAGTCAGCGAAACAATGAAGATTCTAAAAGAGAATGGTTTATTAGAACTTCCAAGCGAAGCAAGAGCTGAATATATTTCTAGAACGTTCGATGAAAGCGGAATGGAAGTATTAAGAAAAGCTATTAAAGAAGATATCTATACTTTTTCTCACGTTCCAAATCTTACAGATGAAAATTTTGTAGGAAATAGTTCAGGAGTAGCAATGGAATATAAGCTTCTCGGACTTCAAATGATTACTGGAGAAAAAGAAAAGTATTACAAGAAAGGTCTGCGAAGAAGGATAGATTTGTTCTGCAACTATCTTGGTCTTAAAGCAATTAACATCAATAAGAACAATATCAAGATAACTTTCACTAGAAAACTTCCTAAAAATTTAAATGAACTTGCACAGATGATTGCGAATTTAAGTGGAAAGGTATCAAATGAAACTCTTATCGAACAGCTTCCGTTTGTTGAGGATGCTTCTAATGAAGCAGAAAAGGTAAAGAAAGAAAATGAAGAAAATATCAAAACACAGCAGGCATTATTCAAATCTCAAAATGAGACTCCATTCTATGATGAAAAAGATGCTCCTTCCGATAGTGAAGATGATGAATCAGATTCTATCGGTATTAATAAGGCTTCTTAGTTGATATATGAAAAATGAAGAATACTGGAAAAAACGTCAGTCTGAAAAACTTGATAATGCTATTAAGAATGCCGTTGCAGATATCGAAGAAGTAAAAAGGTTCTATCATAAAGCCTATCTGTATACAGATAAACAGATAGAAGGAATATTTGATTCATACAGAAATCATCATAGAACAGATTCAGCACCTATGTCAGAAAAGGAAGCAAGAGAACTGCTTAATAATCTTGTGAATGATCATGATTATGCAGAACTGAAGAGGAAGCTTGAAAACAATCCATCAAGCAGTGCAAAAAAAGAACTTTTAAAAAAACTTGATGCTCCAGCCTATCAAGCAAGAATAAATAGACTAATGGAATTACAGAACAAATTGGATTCTCTGATGAGGCTGGAATATAATCTTGAAAAAGAAAAAAGCACAGATGCCTATCTAAAAGGGATATATGACGGTTATTACAGAAATGTGTTCAATATATCAAAAGGGATTGGGATTGCTTATGATTTTTCTGAAATAGACCCAACACTCGTGGATCATATGCTCAAATCAGCCTGGTATGATAAGAATTATTCTAAAAGAATATGGGGAAATGCACAGAATCTAGGCAATGAGCTAAAGGATCAGCTGATGCTGGGGGCTATTATGGGAAAGACTCATAAAGAAATGTCCAAAACATTACAGGATAAGTTTGCAGCAGGTGCAGCAAATTGTGAAAGACTCGTAAGGACAGAGATGGCTGCGTTCATCAATTCTATTGATCTTGTCAATTTCAAGGATGCAGGCATCGAAAAAGAGATGTTCATAGCCGTTCATGACGGCAGAACATCAAAGATATGTCAGCAGCATGATAGAAGCATTATAAATGTCAAAGATGCCCAGATTGGAGTTAATGTGCCTCCGCTTCATCCTAACTGTCGTTCCCATATGATTCCATATATCGAAGGAATCACTGACAATATGAAGAAAAGACAGCATAATCCAATCACTGGAAAGGATGAAGTTGTAGATGTTAAAGAAAATTATGATCAGTGGTTAAAAAGACAACAAGAAAAGCATGGAGTTGATACTGTCGATGTCTATATAAAGAAAACAAAGAATGTTACGAAAGACAGGATACAGCATAAAAAATATCTGGATTTATTAGGAAAAGAAAATATTCCATTAACACTACCTGAATTTCAAGATTTGAAGTATAATGATACTGATAGATGGAAAGATTTGATAGAAAAGTTTCGCATTGTCAATCAATATGAAAATCATACTAGACACAACATGCCTGCACAGAAAATTTTCGATTTAGATAAAAAAGCATTTTCTGTGAAAAGAGAATTATTTTCATCTGATTATAAAACAAGTGGTAATTTTGCAATTATGGAATTAGATGGAGACACTTTTTTTGCACATAGCAAAGCTAATAGCAGTGATGATAAAGCATATAAAAATTTCAAGGGTGATAAATCAAAATTAATTTTAAAACCTGATAAAAAGACTTTTGAAACCAAAGTAATAGGAACTCATGATAGAGAAGTAGACAGTGAATATAAATTGTTTGAGTTAGCAAATTTAAAAATTACCGATAATGATGAGCATGAATTATTTTTGTTATCTGAAATGCAACTTTGTGAAAGTTGCAAAGGAGTAATGGAACAATTTATGTTAAGACATCCCAATGTAAAGGTTTCAGTGGTTTCTACGAAAGAATCTAGAATGAAGAGAAGATATAAAGGAATCGATAAAGAAAGAGAGGGGTATAGGGATAGATGGAAAAGGAAAAAATAAGCTATTTAGATAGAAAAGAAGATGTATATAGCTGGATGAATGCACAAAAGCCAGATGTGAATCCTATTTCCTACGGTAGTTCTTATGTTTTTTATGAACTTGGAGATGTGGATGATCTGAGATTGTGTGAGTATTTTATTGCATGTGGATTATTTGAATTAGAACATCATGACTTGGAAGAACGAATTGAAGAACAAATGACATATTGGATCTATCAATATGAACATTTCGGAAGATTCAAAGATGAAATTCCTGATTGCGAATTATTAGAGAAGGATATAGAGAAGATTAAATCTATGATGACGCTAAAATTTGAAGATTTAGAATGTTACGAAGCCGACTGTTAGTCGGTTTTTATTTTGTCCAGAACGGAGGTAAATGATGGCCCAGGGTCTAAGAAAACATAGGCATTGTTATTATGAGGTTAATTCTAAATATTATTATGACAATCATAGAAACTGTATGGTAAGGAATACGCACTATGAATGCATGATCTGCGGTCATGAATATCATGAAGTATCGGAATTATCACAAGGACCGCCTAAAGAAAAAAGTAAATCAAGTGTATTGGAAAAAAATAAGAACAGGCATAGGCATTATTAGATGTCTTTTTATTTTGTCTGAAATAAGAAGAAAGGAGGATAGAAGATGAAGCTAAAAGTTATTCATAATCTTATCGATAAGCAATGTGGTGTTGTCAGATATGTCGGTGAAGTATTTGAAGCTGATGAAGAAAGAGCTAAAGAACTTATCAAACAGAAAGCTGTTGTTGTTTGCCAAGAAGATATTAAGAAAGAAAAATAAGCATTGTATTATTGTCCAAAAACTTATGACATAAAAAGATGGGATGGTCATACGGACCTTAAATGGAGAAGTGTAATGAAAGATAAAAATAAAATGATGCCTCTTAATCTGCAGCTATTTGCTGAAGACCCGGGAAATGAAGCGAATACTGGCGATGGTCAAGAGGATCAGAACACTCAGGATAACAACGGATCAACTCAGGAACCAAAGACGTTTACCCAGAAAGATGTTGATAAAATTGTTCAAGGAAGAATTGCAAAAGAAAGAAAGTCCTGGGAAAAGCATCTTGAAGATCAGAGAACAGAAGCTCAAAAGCTTGAAAATATGAGTGAAAAAGAGAAAAAGGAATATCAGGAAAGAAAACGAGCAAAAGAACTCGATGACAGAGAAGCAGCAATTACCAGAAGAGAACTGACTGCACAGGCAAAAGTTCAGCTTGCTGATAAGGGTATTCCTACAGAATTGGCTGAAATTCTTAATCTAACAGATGCTGATGCGTGTAAACAGTCTATCGATACAGTTGAGAAGGCTTTTCAGTTTGCTGTTGAAAAGGCTGTTGAAGAGCGTATCAAAGGAAAAGAACCACCTAAAAAGGCACCAGAGAACAGTGCAATTACTATGGATTCTTTGAAAAATATGAGCACCCAAGAAATTAATAAAAATTGGGATGAAATACAAAAATTAATGAAACAGTAGGAGAATAACAGAATATGTCAGTAGAAAAATTTATTCCACAAATTTGGAGCGCAAGATTATTAAATCACTTGGATAAGAGACACGTATATTTAAATCTTCTTAATAGAGACTATGAAGGAGAAATCAAAAATTTTGGTGATACTGTAAAGGTAAACCAGATTGGTGATATCACTATCAAAGATTATACAAAAGGAACTGATATTGAAGCACCTGAAGACGTGTCTGGTGCACAGCAGGAGTTGAAAATTGACCAGGCAAAGTATTTTAACTTTTCAGTAGATGATGTTGATAATGCACAAACCAACCCGAAACTAATGGATAAAGCCATGGAACGTGCAGCATATGCAATGAATGATGTTGTAGATGCATTTGCAGCCAATTTATTAGCCATTAATGTACATACTGATAATACTATTGGTGATGATACAACTCCAAAAGTGCCGACAAAAGAAACTGCTTATGATTTATTAGTGGATCTTGGAGTTAAATTAACAGAAGCAAATGTTCCTACAGTCGGGCGCTGGGTAGTCATTCCAGCATGGTATCATGGATTATTATTAAAGGACCAGCGCTTTGTAGGCAATGGTACAGATTATAACAAAGCAATCTTAGAAGGCGGTGAAGTAGGTAATGCAGCAGGCTTCACAGTTTACGTATCAAACAATGTACCTAATACTACAAAGACAAAGTATAAGATCATCGGTGGTACAGAAGAAGCTGGTTCATATGCAGAACAGATTTTAAAGACGGAAGCATACAGACCAGAGAAAAGATTCTCTGATGCAGTTAAAGGCTTACATGTATATGGTGCAAAGGTATTTCAGTCTAAATGCATTGCTGTATTGACTGCTAATCCTGAATAGAAGAAAGGAACTGATTTAAATGAGCTTTATTAAAAATATTAAGACTGGTATCACGACAGAATGTATCAATGAAGACGTGATAAAAGTATGTAAAGCAGATCCGCTTAATTATATCGTAGAAGATAGCTTAGAAGCTTTGCTATCATCTGAATCATCTGAAGAAAAATCAGTTAAGAAGAACAAACCTTTAAGCAAGATGAATATTGCAGAACTCAAAGAACTAGCAAAAGAAATGAATATTGATGCAGACGACTCTCTTACAAAAGATGAGCTTTTTGCTGTAATCAAGGCAAACAAGAATGGATAGCATCAAAAGAGATTTTAAAATTCTTACTGGAGAGACTGATAATGATATAGTCTCTCTTTTTGTTTCTAATGCTGCTAAAAGAGTTCTTATGAGAGCAAACAGATCAGAACTTATAGAACCTCTTTATGATCATGTTCTTACTCTTGCGCTTGCAAGATACGAAAGAAGAGGTAATGAAGGACTTGCATCATATAGTGAAGGTGGAGAAAACGAATCTTATCTGAAAGAAGATGAGATATTATCAGCAGTAGATAATTATCGTCTAACACCAATAGCAAGGAGAAGAAGAGATGAAGAAAAAAAGTCTGAAGAAGTTCACTCTTAGAAGATACAAACCTTATAAAGATTCTGAGGGTAATAATGTCGAAGAATATGAATCCAAAAGATACGATGATGAAGCGATTATTTATCCAGCAAGTAGCTCAACACAGTTTGAACTTTATGGGATGCGCATCCATGCAATCATGAATATGCATTATTATGGTATTTTAACGATAAATGTTCACGACATGATTATTTATGAGGGTGTCAATTATAAAGTAGTCAGTGTGCAGAAATATAAGCGTTTTAAGCACATAGAGATTGAAAGATTATGAGCAAACTAGAAAATGCAGATAGACTTATCTCAAAGCTTCAGCAGATATCTGCTAATGATGCATCGGAAGTATGCACACAGGCTGTAAGGCAAGGCGGATTATTGGTACAGGCACAAGCCAGACTTCTTATTACATATGTAAGTGGTGACCTAATAAGATCTGTGAAAGTAAGAAACAAAAGTACATCAAAAGGTGCAGAAGCAACTGTTTATACTAATTCTCCTTATGCTGCTTATTATGAATTCGGCACAGGGCCTAACGGTGAAGCAAATCACAATGGAATTTCACCAAATGTCAATGTGCATTATAAGCAACAGGGATGGATGATACCAGGTGATGCGATGACACCTGATAGAGCGGAAGGCTATGGTTTTAAAGTTGTCTATAAAGGGGATAAGCCTATTGGATATCTTACAAAAGGTCAGTATGCTAGACCATTCATGTATCCGGCGATGCATGACAATATAGATAAGATAAATGATAATGCTAGAAAATTGCTTATGAAAAAACTCAAAGAAAGGTGTAAATAAAATGATTAATGTAAAAGACATCGTATATAAAGAATTATCTAAGGTTTCTGAAAATGCAAGTGACGCATATCCACACAACTGGTCTATGCTTCCTGCTGTGCAGTTTGTTGAAGAAGAAAATAAGGTTGAAGAGTTCACAGATGATAAAGAACAGTCATCATATATCCGCTACAGAATTGACATATGGGATAACAACAGTACCAGTCAGACTGCATGTGATATAGATGACGTGATGACGACATTAGGATTCTTGAGAACATCATGTTCGGATGTTCCTGATCCAAGCGGATTAAAACATAAACAGATGAGATATGAAGCAATCATAGACTGCAAGAAGCAGTTTATCTATCATACAAATTAAATTAATGGAGGAATCATTATGCTAGCAAATGGTGCTAAGTTAGAATTTAAAAGTAAGACAGTAACAGACTATACCAAATTAAAGGGATTAAAAGAATTACCAGAAATTGGTGTTGAACCGGAAAAAGTAGAAAATAGTGATCTTGATGATACACAGAAAGTTTATGAAATGGGTATCGGAGATCCAGGAGATATTACATATAAATTCAAATATGATAATACAGAAACAGACAGTCCGTATAGAGTATTAAGAAAATATGAAGAGAGCGGAGAAAAATTATCTTTTAAAGAAACATTAAAAGATGGTACTACCACAGAATTCAATGGACAGATTTCATTAAAAAGAACAGGTGGAGGAGTCAATGGTGTAATTGAATTTGATATGAACATTGCATTATCATCTGCGTTTACAATCACTGACCCAATTATTGGATAAAGGAGGCATAAAATGGGAGCATTATCAGAAGGTTTAGATATTCTTGAAGAAGAAAAAGAACCTGTAAAGAAACAGAAAAAAAAGAAGCCTTTCGCTTTGTGGAAGGTAGGAGATACTGAATATAAGTTAAAACTCACAACCCAGGAAATAATTAGACTCGAAAATTTGTTCAACGCAAATCTATTAAGTGTTATTTCTTCAAATACTGAAAATAATGAGATGCCACCACTTAAAGTGATGCTGCTTATCACTCATGGTGCAATGAAGAAATACAATCATGGCATCAAAGAAAAAGATGTAATTGAACTATTTGATAAATACGAAGAAGAAGGTGGCTCACAGCTTTCGTTTATGACTGATGTGTTTCTTCCGATTTTTCAGGTAAGTGGTTTTTTCTCACAGGCTCAGGCAGATACGATGAACGAAAATATCGAGGAAGCAAAAGAGCAGATGTAGAATATCAGACACTGAGCGATATGATCAATGAATTATATCCTATCGCTCTTGACTGCTGTATAAGCACTGATGCATTCTGGAATTCATCTTTTGGAGATATTATAGATGAAATAGATTCTTACAGAAGAAGAGAGAAATACAAACAGAAACAACAGGCAATACATGCTCATAACCTTGCTCAACAGATTATAGAAGGCATCAATCTTATTGTTAATGGAAATGATAATCAAAAAGAGATGCATGGTCTTTGGGATTATTATCCTGGTCTGTTCGAAGAAGAGAAAGAAAAGCATAAAAAGCAGCAGGAGTACAATGAATTTGAAAACTTCAAAGCAAAGAGAAGAAAGTTTGCAAATTATCATAACAAAAAATACGGTGGAGGTGAAAGCAGATGACATTAGAGGAACTTAAAGTTATAATCTCCGCTGAAACAAGCAAATTCAGTTCTTCGTTGAATGATGCAGTCAATCAGACAAAAAACGCAAGTAAAAACATAAATAACCAAACCGATATCATAAATAATGCTTTCGGAAAAATAAAATCTGCATTCAGCTTTGCTGCAATTGGTGCAGCAGCATACAAAGGAACTAAGGCATTGATTGGATTAGGCAGACAGGCAATAGGCATAGCATCCAATCTTACCGAAGTACAGAATGTTGTTGATGTAGCATTTGGTGATATGTCATGGAAAGCTGAAAGGTTTGCCAGCAACTCTATTCAGCAGTTCGGTATGAGTGAGCTCAGTGCAAAGAAAACGGCCTCTACGTATATGGCAATGGCTTCAAGCATGGGCCTTGGAGCAAACAAAGCAAGTGACATGGCAATATCGCTTGCTGGATTAACAGGAGACGTTGCATCTTTCTATAATATTTCACAAGAATTAGCAGATGTGAAATTGAAATCTGTATTCACTGGAGAAACTGAGACCTTAAAAGATCTTGGCATCGTAATGACACAGACAAATCTGCAGCAGTATGCACTATCTCAAGGTATTACAACAAATATCAACAATATGAGTCAGGCAGAACTTGTTACTTTAAGATATAACTATGTTATGCAGCAGTTGTCACTTGCACAAGGAGACTTTGCAAGAACAAGTGGCACATGGGCAAACCAGGTCAGAATACTCCAGGAACAATGGAAACAGCTTCTTGGCATTATTGGTAATGGCCTTGTTGCAGCTTTTACACCTGTTATCAGAGTACTCAATACAGTAATCGGGAAGGTTATTACTGTAGCAAATGTTATTGCGGGTGTTTTTGGCAAATTATTTGGTAAAAAGTCCAACTCTGCAAAAGCTAGTACAAAACAGACAACTAAAGCAATTAATTCTGTTGGAAATTCTTCAAAATCAGCAGGAAGTTCTATGAAATCTGCAGGTAACTCTTCTAAAGGTTTAAATAAATCGCTTAAAGGAACAGAGGGACAGGCCAAAAAGACCGCCAAGGCTTTAGGCACACTGGCCTCAATAGATGAGATAAATAATATCGACTCTTCAGATTCATCAGGAGCAGGCGGTTCAGGAGGAAACGGAGGAACAGGAGCCGGCGGTGTCGGTGATGGTGGCTATGATATTGGTGGAATTGATTGGGGAGAAGGAGAAGACAAAGCAGATAAGGGCAGTGATAAGATTTCGAAAGCAGTAGATAAAATTCTGAAAAAACTTAAGGAATTAAGAAAATGGTTTGATGAAAATCAGCCTATTATCATTGCGTTGATTGCAGGTATAGTAGCAGGCTTTTTAGCATTTGAGACAATAATGCATTGGGGAGCTATTGTTTCTGCTGTTACGGCTCTTATTGCTCCTTTCCAGCAGTTGTGGCTGGCAGTTTCAAATTGGGGAGTACTGTCTGTTATTCAGGGAGTATTAGGAACAACAGCAGGAGCTGCTGCAATTGTAGCAGTAGCAATCGGTGCCGTTGTCGCTGCATTGGTTTATCTTTATCAGACAAGCGAAACGTTCAGAAAACTTGTGATTGATGCATTGAATGCATTAATGGAGATATTAAAAAATATTTATAAGAATATTCTTCAGCCATTATTCTCTTTCCTACTTGATGTGTTCAATACAATCATAGTGCCTATTGCAACATTTCTTGCAAAAGTATTTGTGAAAGCTGTCGAGGCAGTTGCAACTGTTGCATTATCATTCTGGAAGAATATTATGGCTCCTCTTGCTAATTTCCTTGTAACTATTCTCAGCATTGCATTAAAAGGTGTAATAGAGATGTGGGAATCGATGAAACCAGTTATTAATACGGTAGGTGATGTGATCAATTTCTTATGGAAGAATATCCTTTCTCCTCTCGTTGATTTTGTTGTAGGAAATTTAACTAATTCCTTCAAAACGTGGGGAAATATTATTTCAAAAATTGTTGCTTCTGTAACTAAAATTTTCCAAGGATTAATCGATTTCTTTGTAGGTGTGTTCACGCACGATGCAGACAAAGCATGGAAGGGAATTCAACAGATTTTCGAAGGGTTCGGCAGTTTCCTCAAAACTATCTTTTATACAGATTGGACAAAGAGCCTAGGTCTTTTGGGGGTCGGCTTAAATGGATTCCTGGCAAAAGTAAAATCAATCTGGGAAATGGCGAAAGGTGTATTCAATGGTATTATCACATTCATCAAAGGTGTGTTTTCAGGTAATTGGAGAAAAGCGTGGGAAGGTGTAAAACAAATATTCCACAGCATTATTTCTGGTTTGGGAAATATATTCAAGGCACCATTGAATGCAATTATCAGTGGGATTAACACGTTCATCAGGGGGATTAATAAGATTAAGGTCCCTAGTTGGGTTCCTGGTGTCGGCGGAAAAGGATTCCACATTTCTGAAATACCTAGACTTGCAAAAGGTGCTGTTGTTGACAGAGCCACACCGGCTGTGTTTGGTGAGGCAGGGGCAGAAGCAGTTATTCCTTTACAGAGAAACACAAGAGGTCTTGATATGATTGCTGAGAGACTTATTGAAAGAATGCCTGTACAGGAAGGCGGAGGAAATGCCACTTATGTTATTAATCTGGTATTAGAAGATGGCAAGGTTATTACCAAAATGGTAATTGATAACATCAAAGATTATGAAGCACGTACAGGAAAGCCTGTATTTGACTATTAGGAGGTGCTACTTATGGCAGATGAAGCGAAAATAAAAGTTAATGGTACAGCACTTCCTACACCTTCTGAAATAAGTGTAGAGATTAGTGATCTTGATAGCGATAGTGTCAGACCGGTATCTACTGGCGTATTGAGAAGGAACAGAATTCGTGCAAATATGCTGAAAGTGACATTAACGTACAAAATAACGCCTCTGACAGATGTTATGTCACTTCTTAAAGCATTAACACCATCAACTTTTACTTGCGAGTTATATATCCCTGATCATGGCATAAGAGGAACCAAGATAATGTATGCAGGGAATAAAAAATATAACTACAAAAGAGTTAAGACAGGAATAAAAGCAGAATCATTCTCTGTTTCTTTAATAGAGGTGTGATACTATGCTTATTAAATACGGAAATAATGATGTAACGGACAGACTTCTTGATTATAAGATGTCTGTCTCTTTTGCTGACTGCCGTATGATAGGCAACGTGCCATCAATTGAACTGACAATGAAGTTCGATAACTATGACGGCATTCTTGACAATATCGACATCAGCAAGTACTGGGAAGTCAAGGAGAATGATGCATCTGATACAAGATACTTCAAGGTGTATGATCAGCCGGAGAAGTACACCAAGGAACTTACTCTCAAGATGTATGACAACAATTATTCTCTTGACAAGGCATACGATACTAAACTGTCTTATCCTGTCACTATAAAAGACCAGCTGGACGAGATTGAAAGTCTGACTGGTCTTTCTATTATTCGTGAAGGAATACCGCAGTATGTTCTTGATAAGAGCGTATCATGGTACGATAACACGATTGTGATAAGAAACTATCTTGGGTGGATTGCTGAACTGTTTGCAGCGAATGTCTATGCAGAGGGAATTGATTCTATTAGATTTGTTCCCATTGAAAAGAGCGCCTTTGCTGCTACACAGGATTTAACAGATTATGAGAAGAATGAGGTGTATACACTCACAAGAGTATATGCTGAAAATGGTCTCAATCATCTTTCTAAAGGCGATGAAACAGGAAATACGCTATTTATTGATTCAGCAAATCTATATGCAGATGAACAGAGCATTATAGACAGCATCTATGACAGACTTAGAGGATTGACTTTCAACCAGGTGAAGAATGTCACAATGATATCGGTTGATAACCTTCTTCCTGGTGCTCTTGTCAATTATAACAGCAATGAATTCACTTTCTTTGTATCGGATCTAACTGTCAGTTATAAAGGTGGACAGTTCTCTATGTCTACGGTTGACGGCAGTGTGACAACAAAGAATGAAGAAAAGACAGTGAATCGTGTATCCAATACAACACGAATCAGAAAGCTGCAGGTACAACAGGACCAGGAATCATTGAAACTAGATATAATCGCAAAGGAACAGGAAGGCATCAATGACAAGGTGGCTCAATTAAGCCTGTCTAATGAGAAGATATCGCTAAGGGTTTCAGAAGTTGAAGAAAAGGCAGGAGAAGCAATCAAACAGGCACAGGGTTCAGTAAAGAAGTTTGTTTGCGAATATGCTAGTTCAACAGATGGAGTTACACCACCAGAGACAGGGTGGTCAGAGACTGCACCGACATGGCGTCCTGGATTCTATATATGGCAGAGAACAGCCACGACGATCAACAATACTGTCACATACAGTACTCCTGTATGTATTACGGGTGCTAAGGGTGAGGATTCTATATTGTTGTGCATCGAATCATCAAACGGCACGACATTCAAGAACAGCGATGTGGCAACTATATTCACAGTAAATATCTATGTGGGTGGAGTTGTGATTGATAACTCTTCAAAACTGAGAGAAACATTTGGAGATAATGCATATCTGCAGTGGCTCATTAAAAAGCATGGAGAGACAGAATTCAGCAAGATTCCACTAGATGATTCAAGACTCAACGATAACGGGTTCATGTTCACTATTTCAGCAAAGGACATTAAATTCAAGGCAGTCTTCAACTGCGAATTAAATATTTAGGAGGAAAATTATGGCAATTAAAGCGGTCAATCAGATTGACGTTATCGACTTAACCGATGGCTATTCCGTCATATTAACAAATGATAGCCACACATTCTTAGGTACTACTAATTCAGTGAACGGTACACAGACAACTACTACACAGGTAATGGCGTTATGCGGTAGTGAACAGGTTCCATGCACTGTAGGAACTATCACATGCCCTACAGGAATCTCAGCGGTATCTGATGGGAAGTCACCAATGCCAACGATCACTATCACTGCAACATCTGCATTAACTAAGAGTGGTACTATTACTATCCCTATCGTCGTTGATGGTGATATTACTATTAACAAGACATTCAGTTTCTCAATCGCGTTTAAAGGTCAGACAGGACAGAACGGTACAAGTGTCACTGTAAGTTCAACTTCTGTTACTTACCAAGTCGGAACAAGCGGTACCAATAAGCCAACAGGTGAATGGAGCGCTACTGTTCCAAATGTACCTAATGGTCAGTTCCTTTGGACTAAGACAGTAGTCCAGTATTCTGACGGTAAATCAACAGAAGCTTATTCAGTCTCTTATAAAGGTACAAACGGCTCAAATGGTTCAAATGGTACAAGTGTTACTGTAAGCTCAACATCTGTAACATACCAGGCAGGCACAAGCGGCACTACTCCTCCAACAGGAACATGGAGTACAACAGTTCCTAATGTGGCAAATGGTCAGTATTTATGGACTAAGACTGTTGTAAACTATTCGGATGGTAAGCATACTGAATCATATTCCGTATCTTACAAAGGTACAAATGGTACAAATGGTAAAGACGCCATTACGATGGCAATCACTTCAAGCGGTGGAACAATCTTCAAGAACACTGCTATCGCTACAACCTTAACTGCTCATGTCTACAAGGGTGGAGTTGAAGTGACTGGTTCTGCGTTATCTGCATTAGGAACTATCAAGTGGTATAAGGACGGCGGAACTACTGCTGTAGCAACAGGTGCGACATATACAATCGGTGCAGGTGATATCACAAACAAGGCAACGTTCAGCGCACAGTTAGAAGGTTAAATATGATTAAGGCATCAGCAAGCGTAACTCTCGCAAGAGTCAACGATGGAGAAGATGGACAGGGAATTCGCTCAATCACTCCAGAATACTACTTGTCTGATTCTTCAACACAAATGCCTGATGAAAACAGTGATGGGTGGAAAAGTGTTCCGGATGACTATATTGACAATCATTATTATTGGGTGAGATCAAGAATATTATGGGATGATGGAACATATACAACAACTACACCGACACTTGCGAATGATTTGAAATCAATCATTGAAGACTATGATAACAGAATCAACAATATGAACAGTCAGCTGCAGCAGGCAACCAAGGATGCTTCTTCATCCATAGAGCAGACTAAGACATCTATCTTACATACTGTATCGGAAAACTATTACAGCGCCTCTGACGGTGCAAACCTCGCTTCTACTGTATCTACTATTCAGCAGACAACGGAAAACATTCAGATGGATTTCGTCAAGAAAGAAGACTTTAGTTCTCTTTCTGATACTGTATCAAGCAATCAGACACAGCTGAACACCTATATCAGATTCAACGCAGAAGGCATAGAGATAGGTAAACAGGAGTCTGAATTCAAAACTCGACAGACAAACAGCAAATACTCTATTCTTCAGAACAATGACGAAGTAGCGTATTTTGCAAATAACAGAATGTACAACTCTAACATTGAGGTTTCTAATTCATTAAGAATTGGAAACTTCGGATTCATTATTAATAGCGATGGATCATTGACTTTTAAGAAAGTAGGTGGTGACTAATGGCAACATCTTCATCATGTTCTGCTTCTTTTGCAAGTGGAAACGGTAATGTCACAATGACAATGACACGAACAAGTGTCAATGTGGATGGCAACTATGATTTGTGGACTGCTAAACTGACAATGTACTATAAGTGGAATATCAATTCCAGTGCCACAAAATACGGCTCTATGTGGGCGAACGGAGTGCTTATCTGGTCGGGTGGCGTGAGTGTCGGCACAAGTGGTGGAACTAAGACCCTTGCAACAGTTACGAACATCAAGATTCCTCATGATAACAATGGGGGAAAGCATTTTGATTTCTCATTCTCACAGGAATTGAAGGTAACTCTTTCGGGCAACTATGTAGGCAGTGTGTCTGCTTCTGGTGGCATCGACTGCGATGTTATTCCTAGAGCAACCAAGCCATACTGCTCTCCAGCATCAGTCTATTTTGGAAACAGTGTGACAATCAAGACACCTAGAGCATCATCTGATTTCGGACATGTAATATCGTACAGTTATTATGATACGAACGTACAGATTGCGGACAATCAGTGGAATGATGAATTCAAGTGGACAGTTCCTATTTCACTCATTGACAAGATGACTAATGCATCTCAGTCTTATCTGACTTTCAAGGTAGATACATATAACCGTGCCGGAAAGTACATCGGCACTAACTACTGCCGATTAGATTTATTGATGCCATCGGGGTATGAGCCGACTATCACAGGTATTACATACGCAAATGATGATGCTGCAATTGCAAACAGATTTGGTGCATCAACAATTATTCAAGGCATTTCGAAAGTTAAATTCAATGTCTCTACTTCAACGAAGAATGGTGCCACAATCACTTACTATTACAATGAGATTGATGGGCAGATTGCTCAAGGGCCTAATACGTGGTTTGTTACTCAACCAATTAAGACGTCTGGTACAGTTGTTCTGAAATCGACAGTTACGGATTCAAGAGGGCAGAAGGCTACACTCTCCAAGAATATTGTTGTTACAGAGTGGTATTCACCGACTGTTAAGAATGTGAGTGCACAGCGTTGGAATGTATCGACTAACAAAGCAGACGATAACGGCACGGCAGTGAAGATTACTTATTCATTTTCAATTGCACCTGTTGCAAATAAAAATGATAAGACTGTCATGATCCAGTATAAGGATGGCGAGACATGGACTACTCTTGCGACTTATACAGATTCATACAGTGGCAATAACAAAGTGTATATATCATCTGCCGGCAAGTTCAGTACAGACAATGCCTATTCCTTCAGAGTGCTTGTGAAGGATTACTTCACGACAGATGGCGTTGCAGCTTATGCTGCTATCGTTCCTTCGTTCAAGCTGCTTGATTTTTCTGCTGATGGCAGAGGGATTGGAGTAGGGTGCAAGGCAGAGACTGGGAAATTAAAGGTAGATATGCCTCTTGAAGCGCAGTCATTTAATGGATATGTACTAGATTTTGAGACGCAGAACCAAGTAGATACGTGGGTACTCGTGAAGAAAGACGAGAAAATACAGCACTTATGGATTGGCTGGTCTGATTGGGTGTCATGTGGAACTAACGGATGCGGTGTTACTCTGAAATACAGATTTAATGAAAGCATGAGACTCTGCGAACTGAATTGGGATGGTTCGGTCAATGCGACAATCGTTAATAATACAATGGGGTATATGTGGAATGGGTTTCCACTAGATAAATCACCAAAAAAGAATGTATTTATTCCTGTACATACGCAGAGTTCCGATTTGACGCTAAGGTTCTACCCTGTCACAAATGACGTAACAGCAAACCATTGGACGTTAACAGCAATGCATGGCTCAGTGTCAACAGCATACGTATGTGGCACATTTATTTACTCATACGCTTAAAAAGGAGAATAAGATATGAAATTATACGACACATCATTAAAATATATGGATGCGATTAACGCAATCGGTGGCACTATTGTAGCGGTATTGACTGCTGCATTAGGCACACATTGGTTTTTATTCGTAGGATTTTTAACATTAAACATCATCGACTACATCACAGGGATTAGAAAATCTCGTTTGACAGGGAAGGAGAATTCTGCCAAGGGAGTGCGTGGTGTATGGAAGAAACTCGGCTACTGGCTAATGGTGCTTGTTGCTTTTCTTGCATCAGCAATCTTCATTGAAATTGGACAGACTATCAATGTTGATTTAACTATTACAACTTATATTGGGTGGTTTACATTAGCATCTCTCATTATCAATGAATTAAGAAGCATCATTGAGAACTTTGTAGAAGCAGGAGATAACGTACCAGCAGTACTTACAAAAGGATTGGAAGTAGCAGAAAACGCTATTAACAAAGGAGAATAATTATGGGTAATGATGAATTTTTAAAGATTGCAGCGGAAGAAGTAAGAAGATATACAAATGAACATCTAGAAGAACCTCAGGATTTCGATGTTTATACAGTATGGTCTTGTAAAACATTACAAAATAACAAGGCTTTACTATCAACTACACTGTTAGACGGAATGTATTTTGAATGTACTTATAACGGAGACAAGAAAGAATTATATTTAGATGCTTACAAGAAAGAAAAGAATGTGTGCATTAAATTATAAATATTGTTGTGAGAGGACCTGCGCGCCTCTCATTTTTATTTAAATGAAATGGAAGTAAGGAAATGAAAATATTTATTTCTCAGCCCATGAAAGGCTTGTCAGAAAAAGAAATCAAATTCAATAGAGAAAAGGCTGTCAAAAACATCAAGAGCCTGTACGGTGATGATGTAGAGATTATTGATAGTTATATTAATGGTGATGGGACTCCTTTGTGGTATCTTGGGAAATCCATTGAATTACTATCAACTGCCGATGTGGCTTACTTTTTAAAAGGTTGGAATACTGCACGAGGATGCAGAATCGAATACATGTGTGCTGAAAATTATGGAATCGGCACATATCTTGAGGAGGATTAAACAATGGAATTACAAGACACTGTAGAACTTATGAACAGTTCTGATTATAAGGACAGATTCAAAGCGGAATACTATCAAGCCAAAATCAGATATGACAAATTAGATGATATGACTGTCAAGTATGAGGCACGTACTTTGACATTCATTCCTCGATGCTCACTAGATTTATTAAAAGAGCAAAAAAAGCATTTAGGAAATTATACTCGCACTCTTAAGATTAGAGCGGAAATCGAAGGAATTGAATTATAAGAAAGAGGGTATAAAGTATGATTATTAATGTACACGCTGGACATTCTTTAAAGTGTCGTGGCGCAAGTGGACTATTAGACGAAGTCAATGAAGACAGAAAAGTTAAAAACAAAGTAATTGAACTACTACGTGCCAAAGGACACGTTGTTTATGACTGTACTGACGATAATGGAAAAGATCAGAACTCTAACTTAAAAGCAATTGTAAATAAGTGCAACGCTCATACAGCTAACCTTGATGTGTCAATCCACCTAAACTCTAATAGGGGCACTGGCACAGAGGTATATGTAATCAATGAAAAATCAGCAGCTAAACCTCACGCTGATAGAATCGCAAATGATATTGCGAACACTCTAGGCATCAGAAATAGAGGCGTAAAGACTAAAAATCTATATGTATTAAGAAAGGCTAAAGCCCCAGCATTATTAGTAGAATGTTGTTTCGTAGACAATCAGAACGACAAGGATCATTGGAATGTTGATAAGTGTGCTACTGCAATTGTTGAAGGTATTATCGGAGTAAGAGCACAAGAAACTCATGCTGTACAGTCTTCTAAGGGTGGAAGTGAGATTGTAAAAGTAGGACAGTTACGTTCTAACTACTATGCCGACCATAATATCGCAGTGGATGGTTATTTCGGTAAGAATACTCAGCAAAATGTCAACAGATGCTTCCAAAAGGCGATGAATCTTGACTACGGTAAGAAGTTATCAGTAGACGGTATTGTTGGAGAAAAGACATTAGAGGCTCTAGGCAATCACTATGTCAAGAAAGGTGAAAGACAGGAACTTGCAAGAGCAGTTCAGATTGCATTGTACTGCTATGGCTATGATGCTAAGTGGACAGATGGAATCTTTGGAGATAAGACAAAGGAATGCGTACAGAACTTTCAGAGAGATCACGGCTTAAATGCAGACGGAATCGCCGGCAAGAACACAATCAAAAAGATGATGGGTTGCTAAAACATTTCGACTAAATCTCGACTAAATCTCGACTACACAACAATTTAAAGCATAAGAAAGGACCAGGGCTTAATTGCTCTGGTCCTTTTTTGCTTTCTCAATATCATCTCTTATAAGTTTTTTAATGTAACCCATTTTAGATTCGACATGATCAAGTTTTTCTAGAATGTCTGCATCTGTTTTCTTATTGAATGCAAGATTGACACATTTCGTCATCTTCTTAGCATAGTTTGCGCTAGCTTTCTTCTGCGCTTCAGTTGACACGGTTAAACCTCCCTTAGAATAATTTTGAAATCAAGAATACTAATATGGCAATAAGTCCAATCAATTCGATAGCTTTTAAAATTAATTTTTCCATTGTTTTCTTTGAAAAGTGGTTTTATAATGGTAATGGGAAGAGAGGACAAGCCTCTCAACCTACTTAGTTAAATAGTTTGATTAGAATCAAAACCCAACCAATCAAGGAAATGATTTTAATCACTAGCGCTTCGAATAGGTCCAATATTCGAAGCATTTTTTTAACTTCTTTTCCACTTTTCTTACCTCCTTTCTTGATTATAGTATATCATAAAATTATATAAATGTCAATGTATATTGATATAACTAAGGAAATATTATATAAAAAATATCAGTAAACAATGATAGATTTTTTCATTTTAATTTCGATGTTTCTTATACTAAAAAGAGCATTATAAATATATGATGTGCCACTGAGTAGGTGCTCAACTAGTAACAAATCAGTAACATCATTCCAGTAACTGTTTATATTATTAGGTATTAAGCGCTTTTTTGTTTCACATTGTGAAAAAATTATTTCATTTGAT